ACCATTAGAGCTAATATTATTGCCCTGTATATTACCAGATACGTTTAAATTTCCACCTACATTCGCTATATTACTAATGCTTAGATTATTACCAGTAACATTACCATTGGAACTAATATTGTTGCCCTGTATATTACCAGATACATTTAAATTTGCACCTACATTTGCCTGATTGTTAATGCTTAGATTATTGCCCTGTATATTACCAGATACGTTTAAATTTGCACCTACGTTCGCTATATTGCTAATGCTTAGATTGTTACCACTAACATTACCATTAGAACTAATATTATTGCCCTGTATATTACCAGATACGTTTAAATTTCCACCTACATTCGCTATATTACTAATGCTTAGATTATTACCAGTAACATTACCATTGGAACTAATATTATTGCCCTGTATATTACCAGATACGTTTAAATTTCCACCTACATTTGCCTGATTGCTAATGCTTAGATTATTACCACTAACATTACCATTAGAGCTAATATTATTGCCCTGTATTATACCAAATACGTTTAAATTTGCACCTACGTTCGCTACATTACTAATGCTTAGATTATTACCACTAAGATTTCCAGTTACAATTAAAGAAGTACCTGTTGCAGCACCTATGTTCGGGGTGGTGAATTGTGCATTAGCTATTACTGCAATGTTCCCACCAACAATTCCTGTAGTAATTCCATCTGTATTTGCTGAAAATTGTGTACCGGTTAACGCAATACCTGAACCAGCTGAATAAGTACCGGAGCCTGAAAATTGGGTGAATACGATCGGATCTGTACCAATTGTAGCTACGGTACTGACCTGCACCCAACCGGTACTTGCATAAGTATTTCCGGCTGATATAAATGTAAAGTCACCTGCTTCTACTTCAGGAATAGTGTTATAGTCACTTGCTCTTGTTATGACAGTGCTGTTAGAATAAACATATATTCCATTCCAAGCCGGATCTGTTTCACTTTTAACAAGAATTCTAGTACCAACATTAGCAACACTTACATTGTCAATTAACGTATATGCAGTAGTTGTTGTAAGGTTTGCACCTACTCCATTGGCGCCATTATTATATGTTACTATGCCACTGGTGATATTCGCTAGAGTATCAGGGGTTGCAACTAAACAAGCATCATGAATGTTTAACCCTTGAACAAAATCATCAACATATTGTTTATTAACCGCATCAGTTGCATTATTAGGTGTTCCAACTGAAGTAATTCTAGCATTATATGCATCTATAGTACCATTGCCGGTTGGTCGTAATAATATTGAGTAATTTCCTCCTGCAACGGTAGTAATTGTAATATCGTTTAAGGGCGCTTTAATTATACTAGTAATTACAGAACCACTAGTTGTATCACCTAAAACATTAGCATTACCTACTGCGATTGCATTTGCTGAAATATTTCCATTGGCAGTAATATTACCTGAATTAATAGTAGAGTTAACATTAATTCCTGTGCCTGAAATTACAAGTACATTAGAGTTTCCTGCAACACTTATCGCTACATTGCTATTTTGTAATACTTGAATGTTAGAATTACCATTTGAAATTACAGAGGTGCTTATATTAGTTAGATAATATCCATTACCTAAAATATAAGCACCTGAGACATTACCTGTAGCATTGACATTGTTGGCTGCATTTATATTATTTGCATTGACATTACCAGTGACATTGGCATTTCCTGTTACATCTAACTGAGTTAATGTGCCTACACTGGTGATATTTGGTTGTGCTGCTGTTGTTACTGTTCCTGCTGTAGTTGCATTATCAGCCGAATTTGCGTGAGTTGCATTTGCAACTGTACCTGTAACATTAGCTCCAGTAATATTTGCTAAATTGGCTCCACTACCAATGAAATAATTTGCTGTAACTGCATTACCTAAATTGGCATTACCGACTACTGTAAGAAGATTGTTTGAACTATCAAATGTAAAGTTAGCACTAGCGTCAAAATCACCATTACTATTAAATTGTATATAAGTATTTGACCCTGCTGCTTGTTGAAAGTCAACTGGACTACCATTTGCATAGTAATAATTATCTGTTAAAATTCCGCCAACATTAGCATTCCCAATAATATTAGCAGCGCCATTTGATATTAAATTACCACCAGTAATATTAGCAGATGCTTGCAATGTGTTAGCACCAATAATGCCTGAGTTAGCGTAAACATTGCCACTAGTAATATTACCTGTTACATCTAACTGAGTTAATGTCCCTACACTAGTGATATTTGGTTGTGCATTTGTATAAACAGTACCTGCTACTAATGCGTTAGCAACTTGACCTGAAACATTAGCACCTTGAATACTAAACAGCGCATTAGCGTTTCCTGAGAAATAATTTGCTATAGCTAGATTACCTAAATCGGCATTACCAGTAGATAAATTTCCAACAACATTCCCATTGCCACTAAAATTAGCATTAGCGGCTGTGATGTCTCCATTACCTAAAACAATGTTTGTGGGTACGTTTCCTACAGAAAATCCAGCAACAGAGTTAAATGCCTTAATAGCCATTGTTTATCCAATATAGTTGTTTAATATTTATCATACGATTATTCTTCATATACGGTAACACAAATCTTATGTGTCATGGTATTATTACTAGTAGGTTGTACATAAAGTTCTATCTGAGGTCCTTCAACAGGGGATAAGCCAGCATTATATGAAACTGAAAAATCAGCCGTTAAATTCCCCGCAATTAAGGTATTAACTTCGTTATAGTCTACTGTAGTATCATAAACAACTGAAGAAATTTTACTTATTTGTCTCGAACCTCCAACTGGATCAGTAGAAATGATTTTATAGTCTACGCTGGAAATGTTCTCTGTAGGTAAACTATACATTACTACATTTGCTGTTGAATTAGTTACTAAAAATTGAACAAATGAATATGCAAACTGGTATATACCCGAACCAATTGTAATGGTATTTGCAATTAAATTTCCACCAACAATAACGTTTTTACTTTCTTCATTGAAGATAAAATATGGACTTCCATTAAATGATCCCGAATCATTGTATTGAATTTGTCTATTACTTCCACCTGGTATACCATTACCTCCACCGCCATTGCCGGTCGGCGCCCAGGCTAAATTACCTAGACCATCTGTTTGTAAGAAGTAACCATTAAATCCACCGTCAATATGTATATTTCCAACAGAACCTAAATTAACATTGGGAGAAGATCCTGTATTGACATTACTTAAAGCTGTTAGATTTCCCCCTAATAATCCTACGGTTAAGTCACGTGAAACGCTAACATTACTTACAAATACACCATTCCCACCATATATAGTATCCGAAAAATTCATGTTGCTTGCAGTAACATTGGCACTAGTGCTAATGTTAGCATTAGATGATAATATGCCAGTTAGTGTCAATCCAGTTAGTGTGCCTACGCTGGTAATATTTGGTTGAGCATTGTCTGTAACTTTATTAGCCAGAGCTACTGTACCAACTATGTTAGCAGAAGGCAGATTAGTTAAATTAGCCCCGCTACCAATAAAGTAATTTGCAGTAACAGCATTACCTAAATTAGCACCTGTGTTTGAAGTAATAAAGTTTGCTAGTGCATTACCGGTTACATTTAGTATAACTAGATTACCCAAAGATGTGATATTTGGTTGTGCCCCATTAGTTACGGTTCTGGCACTATTAGCAAGACCATATAAATTACCAGTGAATATACTAGCAACAACATTACCTGTTGTTACTGTGTTGGTTACTGAATCAAACTGTAAGCCAGGACTACCTGCAAAGCTACCTGCTGCATTATATTGAATTTGTGAGTTTGATCCACCAGGAGTACCATTTCCTCCACCATTACCACCGGCTGCCGACCAAGTTAAATTACCTGTGCCGTCAGTCTGTAAAAAATATCCGTTATTACCACCAAAAATCGTTACATTACTTATATCACCTAATATGACATTCCCTGTTAGAGTAATACTAGGCACTGATAATACGCTTGTAGTACTGTCAAATGTAAAATTTGCACTGCCTGCAAAATTATTGTTGTTGTTATATTGTACTTGAGTGTTTAATCCACCGGCTCTGGCAGCAATAGGTTGACCATTGGCATACTTATAATTATCCGCATATATGGTATTGGCAGTGACATTACCAGTAGTTAAAACATTGGTAACTACATTGCCATTTGCATCTATGACTGGTACTGGCGGTATACCAACTGTGTACCCTGTTAATGAATTAAATGCATCTGCTGCCATTTACGGAATCCTAAAATAAACTTTATTATATATTTAGTCTAACCTACTAAATACAATGGTTAATTTTAGAATCCATGGTGTGCTTTTTTATGCTAACTAGTCAACCAACAAGACCTTTATGTCTACATTGCAAAATTTCGTTAGCCAAAGCCAATGGTGTAAGTAAACATGGATTTAAGCAATGGCACAAGTACTGTGTACAGTGTGCTAAATTACTATATAATCCAAAATTTCAATATCTTAAACACAAAAAAGCCACATGCGAAACATGTGGCTTCATACCTCTAGATAACTGTCAACTAGATATTGTCAAACTTGACAATAATTATAAAACTCTATGTGCAAATTGCAATAGATTATCTAAAAAAAGATTACGCGAGGGTAAAAAATCTATATTAGATATTACAGTTGATGCTGATGTTATACCTTAACCCAACTAGTTGTAGCTTCATCCCAATAATATTTATTGTCATCAATTGGCATTGCAACAGGTGGATTCCATAAACAGGTTTGTTCATTTAATGACCAACTTGGATAGGGTTTAGGGGGAATAAAAGCATCTCTAGTTGGGTCCCATGTATATCCAATACCTGCATAATTTTTTCTATAAGGTGTGCCACCTGTTCTATGCACTCCCCCACTGGTATTATAACTGGTTCTGCGACAAATCATACCAGGACGAAATTCAGCGTAATGCTGTTCCCAATTCAGTGTAGTATCAGTTTCATCTTTACCTACAATAACTTCAGTTACAATGTTTTGACTATTAATAATTGCGTAGTGTGCCATTAGTAATTCCTTTTATATAGATTATATTTATATATTAGATAGTAAAATAAAAAAAAGGCCCTTGCGAGCCTTAACCTTCCCATCCCGTTGAGATATTGTATTTATGCTGGTTTACGTTTTTTACCGCCCACTTGCCAACCTTGGTCTAGATAACTTTGTAATGCATCTTTCTTTACTTTCTTCTCTACATCATCTTTATTGATACTGATATTACCTATGTTTGCTTTGGCTACGTTAGTTGAATGACCTTCTTTTTTCTTTATACCTTTGCCACCTAGACTAATAGCAAGACGATGTTCTTCTGATTGAGGACCTTTGGGTTTACCTTTTGAAGCTATTGACATTAATTGCTTAGTTTCTTCCGATCGTTTTTGCCCTGTTACTTTTGCTATTCTTTTTTGCTGACCTTCTGCCTGTTTAATAGGATCAACATTTCTATTTCTTGCTCTTTCAATATGTTCTTGTAATTCATGTTCTTCTAACTTCCTACCCTTATTCCAAGCAGGTCTACCCTTCATTTTTTTACTATGATTCTCTGCGTGTTCTATTCTGTACTTCTCATATACTCTTGCGGTGATTTTTGTATGATATCTTTGTTGATATCTGTTCTCCGCTTTCATTCCATTGAGTGCGTATAACATCTTACTTCTATCTTCACCTTCTGTCATTTTAATCAACAACCAATGACAAATAAAATGTTCTCTAGCTGTAAGTTCTACTAAATTTTCTTTATCATTGCTACCGCCCATTGATTGAGGGATAATATGATGTAATTCTGTATAACCCTCAGTAATGCGATGTTTGGCATTGTTGGTTATATCAAAATAAATATTAGAGTATTTGTTTGTAAGCATAATAGTATTTATACATAATATAACATTTCACTAATTTCAGATACAAAAAAGGGCGCCGAAGCGCCCAATTTTGTGTGAAATTACTTTCAAATACACTTGTAAGTGATTGATTTCATTGGAAGGTGAGGTTCTGAACCGCAATTTCCCCAACGTAGTCCGCGGCATTCCCGAAAGAACTTGCAGTATTGGTAAGCTCGATGTAGCCGTACCTTGTCATAAATGACACGACTGGTTCGAACGTTGTTGGATCAAGAACAACACCAGAACTCATCAAAGGAATGTATGGGCAATAGAACGCGGCTGCGTCTGTCTCGCTTGAACCTTTGTAGCCAACTAGAACAGGCTGTGTATCAGGGGCGTAGCTGTTAACGAATACACGCATAGCGCCGTTTAGAGTACCGACGAATTTGGTATTTGTTGGAGCTTCGAATGTACCTTCTGTTGTACGAGCGAATGCGCTAGTTGTAGCACTTTGAAGAACTGTCAAGCTTGCAGGTGATACAACGGCCCAGTTACCAGCACCACGACGGGTACGTTGTGCGATCAAGTTAGCGACGCGGTTGATAAGAACAGCCAGAGCGGCGTGTTCGTCACCAACGTATGTAGCTGTACCAGATACGGTAGCTTGGTTGAATGTAAACTCTGTTGATGCAAGAGTTGCGAGTGACAAGAGGATTTCTTGATCGATCTCAGCGGTGATCTCTTGAGCTAGAGCAGCCATGATTTCTGCTTCAACGTCGATACCATGTTGGCTTTGAGCGTCTTGTGCAGCTTCGAATGTCCAACGTGCCTGTAGCTTACGTGACTTAGCTTCAACAGCCTGTCTTAAGATTTGCACGGAAATTTGCTTACCGCCATTGCCTTCTAGAGCAGCGGTATCATTACCTGTGTAGAAACTTGTTGAGTCAGTTCCTAGTGGGGTACGTGAATAAGCCTGTGCAATTAAGAATGGGCTTAGAGCTTCCTGACCAGCTGTTACGCTTGTTTGAGCAGCACTGTTGTCTGTCAAGTTATTTGCGTAGCGAACACGTAGTGTATGGATCTGACCAACTGGACCAGTCATTGGTTGAACACCAACCAACTCATTAGCGATAACTGTTGGCATAACACGACGGATAACTGGAAGAATCACACGGTTTAGAGTAGCGATATTACCAGCTGTAGTTGTACCTGCTGTAGATTCAGCAAGTAGTTGCTTTTTGGTGTTTTCTAAGATAACACCCATTGTTGAGCGGCGAGTGCCTTTTAAGCCTTCTAACAGGGCCTCTTTGGTCTCTCCCCAACGGCTTTCTAAGAGTACTTTTGACATTTTATTTTCTCCTAATCTATGTCTTAAAGCCCTGCCAGACGTTTGATCGCTATCACGTTGTCACGTTCTTCGACCTCAACCTCTACCTTGGCAGTTTTATCACCAGTTGCTTCTGTAATCATGGATTCTGCTAGCTTAGTTTTTGACTGAGCTTTTACAGTGCCATTATTAAGAACTGCTGGTAAATATTTATCGAAAGTGGCCTTTAGCTTTGGTGTTTGGACACTTTCTAGTAAACTCGCCATTACCTGTGCCTTTTCTTTGTTCAATGGAGCGAGTAATTCGCTCATTGTTTTTTCACGCAGATTAGATTCACGAATAATACGAACTTCACGATCCTTTTGTTCAACTAATTGCTTAGTTGTTTTGATTTGGTTAATAGATTCAGCCAACTGTCTTTCTCTTTCAGTTAACCTAGCCACTAACTTACGAGTTTCAGACTTCTCATTTAGATGAGTAGTTGAAAATTCACTTGCAAATGCTTCAAATAGTCTACGCCCGAAATTATTTTCGCGGGCAGCCTTGATGTCTTCCTTAAGTTGTGTCATTTCACTTCTTAAGTGACCGGTAACGATTGTATTCAATCTTGTAGCACTTTCTTTGATAAACTTAGATTTCAGTGCTTCAAGTTGTTTACGACCTTCAGAAACCAATTTGACCTTAGCTTCAACAACAGCTTTTTTGTCTTGAGAGAATTCTTTAATTTCTCTTGCAAGAGCGTGAACAACGAATTGTTCTAGCTTTTGTTGACTTTCTTTTTGCACTTGGCGATCACTACGCAATTCTTTGATTTCTTCGGCTAGTTTTGTAACCATGAAATCATTAAATTTTGTTGCACTTTCGCGCAATTGTTGTTGTGCTCTTACGCGGTCTTCGTTGATTGATTGTCTTTCTGAGTGAAATTCAGCGATTTCACCTTTAAGACTTTCTGTTACCATACGATCAAGGGCTTCAACCATCACGCTTCTGTCATGTTGATAACGTTGTGCAAACTCTTCTCTGAGTTCTGCACGAACTTGCTCACGGGCCTCGACTAACTTTGATTCCCAGGCTTCGTTTAATTCTTGGCCCACGTCTTCATTAATAAGTCCGCTCTCAAGTAATGGTTTTAATGCGTCTAACATTACTGATCCCCTTTTTATATTTTGAGATCCTTAATGAGGCGTTTTACTTCCTCTTTAAGAAATCTCTGTACCTTCTTGTCGCCCTTAGCATCTTTTGCAATTTCTAAAACTTTATGACCGTATTTCATATTCTGCATACCTTCATAAATTGCCTTAGGATAAGCATTTGGTGCACTTGGTTGAGCAACAATATCCACAGTGACTATTTCAAAGTCACTGACCTTGCCGTTCATGTCGTCAACGTTACCGCTTCCACGACTAGATACGCCGAGTTTCACACCACTCTCCAACATGGTCTTTACTAACTGACCCATTGGAGTTGGCAATATTTTTAATTTTCCGAATCCATTAGCTCCGTCCATCCACATACTAGTAATCATATGTGATACACGATCCAAATTGATCTTGAGGTCATCTGGGTGATCCACTTCACCCAATACAGAATGACCTTCTGCCATTTGTTCATTAAGAGTTTGTACAGCATTTTCAATTTCAGCAACGGGGTAAATGCGCTCATTGGCATTTTTAACCCCGCCTTGAATGAAGATACCCTTCATATAAAGGTTTTTCTTGTCACCTTCACCGACCGCTTCTAACACCATGTTAGCGCGGTCGAATGTTAGGTGTTCTCTTAAATAAGCCATTGTATTCTCTAATTATCTACGCTTACGTGATTCAGCTACTGGACTACGAGTACCTGTAGCAGCGTCTTTTGTAACTGCTTTGGGTGCGCTAGATAGATCCTGTGACTTCTGTCCTGGTACATTCTTGAATGAACCAGCACCCTTAACTTGGCCTTCGCCTTTTGTCAAGTAGTCATGTGGCTGTTTAGGACCAGTGGGATCTGATTCAGCATAACCAGAGAACTTAACAGGACGACTGGCCATTCCAGCTTGTCCAGAGTTAGCATCTACTGTGCTACGTCTTTGAACGCCGTTGTCACCATGGGTAACGCTAACTTTTTGTAGTTGAACGTTTTCCATCATAGCCTCTTCTTCGTCATGATCTTGTTCCATGTCACGTGTTAAATCTTTGCCATCTTCTTCAGCATCATCATCAAACTCAGAGTCAGATTCATCATCGCCGCCGCCCATGATATCTTCAAACTCAGCCATTAACTGGTCAAGCTTGTCTTCAATACGGATAACAGCATCTTCAACTTCATCGTGATCTTCGTCATCACCTTCGTCTTCAATGTCGATGACTTCTGTTTCTTCGTCATCACTGTCTAACATGTCATCTAAATCATCATCTTCATCTTCGTCTTCGTAAACGCCACCGGCTTCGTCAACGTTGATTTCGTCTAGTAGATCGCCAACTTGACCACCCATGTCATCGTCCATGTCATCCATCATTTCTTGTTCCATAATAGACTCGTAGATTTCACGGGATTTTTCTACAACGATATCGTGAAATAATTCACGGGCTTGTTCTTCATTCTCATTGATAATAAGATCAATGAGTTTTTCAAATTTCTTGTGGTCCATTATTTGTTCTCCTGAATAGAAATATGGCTTACGTAGAATTATTTAGTGCATAGCTAACAAAAGTGCGTTATAAGTACGTATTTTTCAGCTTTTCAGTAGACATAAACAAAAAAGGGGCATTAATGCCCCTTTTTTTAATAGAATTATCTTAGATTTATAATGTTGGTGCTGCACCTTCAGCACTGGCTTGAGGACCATATTGACTTTGAATCTTTTTCAAATAGGTTCTTTTTTCGTAATTTCTTACATCTAACATTCTTCTCAATTTTCTAATTTGCTTTAGTGTAAGCTTTGTTTTTCTAGAGGTACGCCAAACAGGTTTGCTATTGTCAGCCTCAATATCCTGAAATCCTTGTACACCTGGGTCAAATAGTTCTAGTAGTATCATAATATCTATTTATCTAGTTAACCAGGTGCGACTCCGCCGGCTGTTGGTGCGCCACCTGCTGATTGTACCGGGCCGACTACTTCAGGTGAAGCTGGTGCTCCGCCTGCTTCGGCTTCAGGTGGGGCTTCTTCTATATCTGCTGCCGTTTGCTCATCACCTTCCATATCACCAACTGATACACCAATGTTACGCAAATCATTGCCTTTGGGTGATTCATCTTCTTCTTTATTATGCTCTTCACGCCACATTTTTTCATTACGATTAATTTCATCTTCACTCAAGCCCAAGAATCTTTCTAGTGCAAATCGTTTTGAAATATATGGAAGAGCTTCCATTTGAGCAAAAACAGTAACTCTTGCAGTATCTAATTCACTTTGACGATAACTTGCAAAGTTTTGAGGAGGATTAAACTGTAAATTGAATAAGCCTGAATCAATATTAAATCCGCGCCATCTTAAGAACAGTTTAAATTCTTGGTCTAGTTTCATTGCAATATAATTTTGCAATCTTTCACAATATTGATTGAATCTATACTCTTGGATTAATGCAGTACCAACACGACCATCGCTTAATGGTCTATCACTGTCATCAGGGCCAGTTGGTAGATATGAACTTGGAACACGTAAACCACGTGCTAATCTATTATTAAAGTATTTTAAATCATCAATCTCACCTAGATTTTGTCCACCTTGTAATAAATCAACTGAAGATCCGCGACCATCTGCGGTTACAGGGAAGAAGTAATCTTCGTTCATACTTAATGGATTATATGTAGCATCTACAATACTTTGTCCACCGTATACACTAGGTATTCTACGTTGATGAATTTCGTTTTTAATACGTTCAACAAAACTCATAGCCATATGACTAGGCATATTACCAACGTCAATTTTAAATACTCTACGTTCAGGTGCTCGCTGTACACGATAGATTAGAACCGCATCTTCTAGTAATTCTTTTTGTTTATAAACTTTAAAGATATTTTCTAAGATACTTTGTCCAAACGGCCAAAAACGATCTAGACCCTCTGTTAAACTTAAATGTACTATATGCTTAGCGTCAATGGCTGATTCACTTTGACCTAATGTAAATCTACTACCAGTTGTGTTATAAGGCATTGCTGGAACGGTATATGGAGTATTTGTGCCACCGCCTGTTCCACCTAATCCAGTTGCTGGATTAGCAGCAAAGTCTGTATTGGTTTTTTGTGCTACTGAAAGATTTTGTAAATTAATGTTAATATCTTTAAGAACATATTGTTCAGGTAGTTTACCTTCGCTTTCGTTTACAATTACCTTAATAACCTTAACCATATCTACCCAATATAATTTAAAGTTTTCAGGATCTCTTACAAATAATTGATCCCCGTACTTGATGGTATTGCGAAATATTTTAAAAACTCTAGTATCGAACTCATTTAATTTACACCATTGTTGTAATTGAGTTTTTAAAATAGTAATTTCATGAGGAGTAGGATCGTCTTTAAATTCAATATTAAAAGGTGTTTTGTTATGTTCGTTTTTCTGTGTACTAAACTCAGAGATTATATCTAAACATGCGTTGATTTCAGCATCAACGTCCATCATTTCATATTGATTATAGCGTTCTATACGATTTGGGTGACCAGTGTAGACTTCAGGAAGTCTACTCATATAGTTCTTATAACCAAATTCAGTATTATTCCAACCACCAGTCTCGCTGCCATTTTGACCTGGACTGCCATTCCAAGCACCAGAGTTACTATTTACACCAGAGATAGGGCTAGATATACCGCTACGATTTAGAAATTTCTTTTTGTAAGTCATGTTGTATTTAGTGTATCATGATGTATACCGAAATATCCGTTCTAATATATTATTAGAGTCACTTACTTTGTCTACCACTTCCTGCATCTTACTAGTTATTGAATCTTTTATATCATATAACATTCTAGCATAAGTTTCCTCTGAAGATGCCACTGATGTACCGGTTGCAGGTGAGCTTTGTGTTGAAGTTGAAGTTTCTGTTTTAGATGAAGGCTTTGACTCGGCTACAAGCTGTGGCTTAGACACTTCAAAACTAACAGGCTGCTTTGAACTTGCTGTTTGTGTTAGTGCAGAAGAAGGTATTGACGCAGCCTCGGGGCTTAAAGAAGGTCTTGAAGAAGGTCTTGAAGAAGGTCTTGACGCAGCCTCGGTTCTTGATCTAAGTAATTCAAAATGAACAGGATCACGAGCACCATATGGTTGAAGTAATCCTTGACTTAGTAACGCCATTACCGCTTTAGGATCAGTTTTGGCTTCTTGAATATCAACCGCAATACCTTTTTCATGTGCGCTGTTCCCGGGTTCAGCAACTAGCATACCAGTAGGCCCTATACCCGGATGACCAAGTCTAACAGATTCATCCCATAATCTTTTTTGATCAGCATAAGTCCTTAAGCCACTATTAATAGTTAAGGGTTTTCCATAAACTTCTGCTGCGGCCATTAACTTTCTGTGCAATTCAGAATCTAACCCGTATGCCGGTCCTTTTAGAAGTCCTGTACTTGTAGTAGCACCGCCTGTTGGAGTAGCACCCCCTAAATTTCGTTGGCCCTGAGCAAGTTCATCTGCAAGTTCAGGGGGCGGTGACATACTTCTTGTATTAGTAGAACCTCCTGTTGGAGTAGCAGCCTTATTTGGAGTAGCAGCCTTATTTGGAGTAGCACCGCCTGTTGGAGTAGCACCGCCTGTTGGAGTAGCACCGCCTGTTGGAGTAGCAGCAGGCTTCTTCTCAACACCCATACGTTTGAGCATCCATTCTGGAAGATATTCTTGTTGTTTTTTGTACGTCCATGCATGAACGTCGTCCATAAATTCGTCAACTTTTTTCCCAACTTCAAGTTTTTCGTATTCTTTCCCAAGTTTATGAACTCCTGCACTGACAGCAGCGCCAGCGAGAGCGCCGTACTTCGCGCCTTTAATTGCCCCGCCCGGTGTTCTGGTTAAGAACGCGCCGGCTACACCACCTGCCACTGCTCCTGCTCCGGCACCTTTAGCTAATGAAGGAAAATATTCAATTATTGTTTTTATTATCCCGTTTAATCCACCCATACTGACCCATAATTTATGCGCTTCAGTGGCCAGTTGACTAAATTTGTTTATTACAGGAATAATAGCTTCTTTTATATCTATATTAAAACGATCTTTGATATATTTGTTAGCAGGCTCTAGGACCTCTTTCTTAAGAAAATCCCAAGTCGCTGATAAAATTTGTTTCATATAAGTTTTAATGTTGTCTATTATAGTTGTTAAACTATTTACAAAAGGGTTTAAACTCTTGAGAATGTCATCATATTGCCTTTGAAAGCTCCGCACCATAATATCAAGATGATTTTGCATACTTTTAGAACTATCAGCTTGAACTCTATTAATATCTGCAAATACAGTTTTTTGCCTTTCTACCGTCTCTCCTGCGCCTTTCGCTATCTGTTGAAAATCTTCAGCGGTTCCCAAAACGTCTTTTGCAAATGAATCTTGGGCGCCACCGGACAATTGAATGCTAGTACCAAATATTTCACCAGCATATTCTAACCCTTTGGCAACTACTTCTATTGCAGCCGCAGCCGCTTGGCCTGCTGTCTTAGTACTATCCTTAGCTAGTGCCTCAAATGCACGGGGATCTATCCCCATGTTAGCTAAATTACGACTTATCTCTAGGAATGAACCTCCAGTTGCAATTACACTTCTTACCGATGCAGTCATAGAAGAACTATATTGAGCAGATATTGCTTTTATAATAGCTTGCTCTTTTGCAATCTGATCTTCTATTGCTGATGCTGCTTTCAAATTGTCCAAGTCCTGTGTTTCTCTAAGCTTGAAAGCCTCAGCCTGCATTTTGTTATGGCGAAGCATTATATCCAAACTAGCTTGGGCTTCTTGCTGTTTTTTCTTAACGGTATCTACATCTTTTCCAGTTAAAGCAGATAATTCTAAAATATTTTTAGTATATTCTAATGAACCTTTTCTAAGTGCTTCTTGTGATTTTTGATATCCATTTAGTTGAACACCGGCCGCGGCCAAAGATTTTACATAATCTGCCATGTGTACGGCTAACTCTTCTTTTGGTATTCCCAAACTATTGAATTCTGATAGTACCTCATCACCCACAGCAGCCATTTCAGCAAACTTTTCCACTCCCCTCGACATATTTCTACTAAAAACTAATAAGTCACCGCCTGCTTTTCCAGCAGCCGAGTATAACTTATGCATGTTTAAGGAGAAATATCCTGCATTTTTGGCTAACTCATTTAAACGATCAGAAGAAAGATTCCCTGCTGCACCAAATTTCGTGACTTGATCTTTTGCTTTTACTATGGCCTCTGATTGGGCAGAAGCAAGTTGTACTACTTTTGAGGCTGTTTGTATTAGTGCACCTGCCAAACCTCCCAATACACCAAAATGCTTGACAACATCAGTAGCGAGATCAGCAGCTACCGATGCTGCACCGGCAGCTTGTTTAAAGCTAGATTCATTGCTTGTTAATACTCTCGTAAAAGACTCTACTGCTCGTGTACTAGCTTCAAACACCGTTGTAGTAGCAGATACCGCTGTTGTAAATCCCTTGTTTATATCAAGTTTGGCCTTTTCTGCTTTAGCTTGTGCATCGGCAATAAGGTTAGACTCCCTCATTGACTCAGATTGTCTACGATATTCTTCGCTCAATTGAGCAAGCAGTGCGGGATCTAAATTTGCAGCCATTTCTGTATCCAATAAATATACTTATAGTATTTAGTATGGGCAAATTGCCTATTCTTAAACATAAGGAAATCCAATGACTATAAATAACAATCCACTTAGACAATATTTTCGTAGACCTTCAGTACACTTGAGATTACCCAGCAAAGGTAAATATTATGCTGACAATGTAATAGACATGCCTCCCACAGGCGAGTTGCCAGTTTATCCTATGACTGCCATTGATGAAATAACAGTAAAAACTCCCGATGCACTGTTCAACGGATCAGCTATTCCGGAATTGATTAAAAGTTGCATACCTGATATCAAAGATCCATGGGCTATCAACAATGTTGACTTAGATGCAGTATTAATTTCTATTAAAGCAGCTACAGGTGATGGAGAAATGGATTTAGACACCGTATGCCCCGCGTGTGAAGAAGAAACCAAATACGGACTAAGTTTAATTAGTATGTTAACACAATTAAAAGAAGGAGACTATGATTCTGAATTAATTATAAATGAGCTACATATTAAATTTAGACCAATCACATATAAAGAAATGAATTCAGCTAGTATGAAACAATTTGAAATTCAAAAGTTATTTAATTCAATAGACCAACTCACCGACGAGCTTGAAAAAGCAGAAAGAGCTAAAACAGCAATTATTTCAATAACAGAGTTGACTATGAAGTTGTTAGCAAATGCTATTGAATATATCAGCACTCCTTCTGCTAGAGTAGAAGAAACCGAATATATTTTGGATTTTCTACAAAATTGTGATAAAGAATCTTATGATAAAATTAAAGATTATCACGCAAAACTTAAAGAAGATACTAGTATCAAGCCTTTAAAACTTAGTTGCACTAGTTGTAACCACAACTATGAACAATCCTTTACATTGAATACAGCCGATTTTTTCGAGTGATGCTTCTTCGCCTTGACCATGAGGGCGTTAAGAAGCTCATAGAAAACTATGACAAAGAGTGTAAGGGTATTAAGAAGATGGCTTTAAGCCTATCATGGTATATGAGGGGAGGGGTGTCATATGAGGATGTTCTCAATATGTCCCCTCAAGAACGAATAGAGATAAAAGAAATTATTGACAGCAATATGGAAATAACGAAAAAGAGTCAATTGCCCTTCTTCTGATTTTAACCATAATTATTCATTTATCCAAGTGCTGTTTCATTAGAAGATGAGCTATCGCTCATCTAAGACCTCACTTCGTTCGGTCTTTATTTTTACAATTCAATACGGTTAAGAATTCTAATTTTATTTATTTTCTTAAGGGACTCATCTGCCGTCAGGAGACCATGGTAGTGCTGTTCAGCACTACCAATGATTAAGGGAACCTGCCATGCCCATCATCCATTGTTGTCTATTCCCCGTATAATCAGCTATTTGAGCTACTATACGCTACCGGTTGCTCTGTAAAGTTTGCTGGGACTGTAGTGAAGATTATCTCTTGCAAGAGGTCTTCCGCAACGCATGTTCTATAACCCAAAGACAAAGTAGGCTATAGACTCATTCAGGGTTCGCACACATAACGAGAGCCCTGTCGGTATTCCAAGACTAAAATACTAATCAATGATTAATATAATAATCCTGCATACTCCAGATCTGTCGGCCACGAGCCTTACCTCGGCTGACTCAAGGAGGATCGAGGTACCTCGATCAAACGAAATTTAGTGAATTTGTAATGTAAGTAAATTATTAGAAGATTTAATTTGATTTGACTTGGTGTCTATGGTGCTAGAATAAGTTTTAAGAAGGTCTTTGTTGTTTTTAAAAAAGTGATTGAATTCTATAAGAAGCCAATCACCATATTTGCCTGAAGAATAATATATAAAATTATCTGTAACCCAAGTAAGACCGCATTGCACGGCCACGTATCTTCCCTTTCGGTTGAACTTCATGAATAGGATATTTAAATCCCCGTCATCAGCTACCGACATGAGTTGATCTAGCCACGTATTTAGTTGCTTACTTTCACCTGAAAGTACTAAGTGAAAGGGAAAATCAGCATAGTTCTTTGCTTCAGCATTAAACTTACTCCAAGAATCAGGGGGAATAATATCTCCCTTAAACCCTTTGATTTGATTTTCACTTAGATTTTGCTTTCTATGTGAATTTGAGCCACCAATAAAAGCACCTGAGTTAGGCACTCTTACAAAATGATCATCATATAGGTCACTGAGATATTTTGCAACATCTCTTTCCCATGATGAACCTTTTTGCTTCTGTGGACTAGACATACTACTACTTAGCGTTTATTAGGGGTATGGAAAATTTACATTTATCACCATGAAACATTGTATAATGATTTTTTGCCACTGTCTTACTACAATGTTCACACGTTCGTTGATGTTCGGGTTTCTTCATTGGATTATTATCGCCCGAGTTTTTTAATTTGGTCATTTCTTTATTGTAATCTGATGCAGGAACTCCGTACATTGGATTATTCGCACCTCGTAATCTCTCAGACAATTTCGGGTTTCCCTTAAGAGACTTACTTATGTTTTTGTTATGAGAGGTAGGTCTATTTTTTGCGTATTCCTTCAAACTAGAACTTTGTTTCTGCTTTCTACTATCATCATATTTTTTCCCGTAATGAGGTGATTTTTCGCCAGTTTTACCGTACATAGGATTTTTATTACCTATCCTAGCTTCACTCTTTTTTCGCCTAGTAGTTGCATTTTCCTTTACCCCGTATCTATTGTATAATCCATCTCCGTTATGTTGATTGAAACTCAATGGATCATCTTTGGCATTAAGAGAGGTAAGAATTGAGTTTTCTAAATCAGCAATATAATTAGCTTCTCCAATGTATAGTATTTCATATACCCATTCATTGCGATTTTCTAAAACCAATGGCTTTACTTCTTTGCTTGAACAAATGTATTCTTCATGTCTTGTTGGGTTCCATCCCTTGCGAATCTTAGAACCTATATACCATTTGCCGGTTGGTATATGAGTCCATTTATAGATATAGGGTGTGGTTTCGTTATAAATAGTCATGCTGGTGCTCCTTGTAAATGAATAGCATTAGAGTAGTTGGGGAGGTGAGATTCCCGCGAACTACACTATTATTTATCATTTTTCAATACTTACGGAACTCTCATACGTAGTAAACCCACTCTCTTTGACAACTTTGAGAACATTTGGCACTCTGTTGATTAATTCTTCTTTATGACTAACTAACCAAATAGATTTTTGCCTACGCCGTGACATCTCTTTAAGTATACTTAAAGAATTTTCAACACCTATACTATCAGTACCGTTGTCTAATAGTTCATCAATAAATAATACATTGATTGGTGAATATAATGATTCCCAAACGTCACGAAAAGCCCAAGACAATGCTAATATAACTCTGTTCATCTCTCCCCTTGACAAATTATAGAAATCCATTTCTCTGCCCAACTCAGTGATTTCAACCTGAAGATCATTTTGAAATACCACTTGATGCGGTAGACCAATCTTATCTAAATAATGAGTAAGCCTACTATTAAGATAAGATAGATTTTGGTCAATAATCTTTTTGCGAACAAACGAATCTTTACTACTCAACAGGTCAAGTAGAAATTTCTGATGTTCTAATGTTTTCGTTAACCTATTGATATTATCAAAATCAATTTCTTGTAGAGCTTGACTCTCCATTTCATTAATCTGTTCATCATATGGGTCAACTTCGGCTGCTTTATTTTCTATTGAAACTAGAGTATTAGCAATCTGACTAGAATGTTTAACCGCCTCAGCCTCAGTTTTATAATGAGTAGTAGGTTTGGTACTGACAAACACTGGATTATCTTCAAGAGATTTTACCATGGCTTCGAACTCATCCATATGTTTTTTACTCTCAGCCAATGATTCAATCTTTTTATTTAAGACTTCAGAATGAGATTCATCATGAAACTCTTGCCCACATGCATAGCACTTGTGTTCTTTAAGAGTTTTTACTTCAATATCTAGTTTAGTCCAAGCTTTCTTTTCTTTGGCTAGATCAGTCTTTGCTCTACTAAGATTATTTTCGTGTTCAGTTTGTAAACGAACCTGATCATTATAAATGACTAAATCTTTATGAGCCTGTAGTTCTTTATCTATGTCAATAGCACTTAACTTGGTATACTCAATAGCGAGTTTTTCCAAGTCTTCATCGTGCTTAGTTTTCCAAAGTCTCTGTCTACGCTTTAAACTTTCAATTTGTTCTTTAACACGCTTGTTGGCTTCTTCAATGGCTTTGACTTTGAATTCTTCGGATTGAATAGATTCTTTGCTTTCTTTAATTAGATTTTTAATCACCTCAGCTTTTTCGGAAAGAATAGTAATTCCCAAAAGCTGTTCAATGATGTTTTTTTGTTCGTTGGTTTTAAGAGCAAGAAATGGCTCACTATATGTATTCAGGGCAACGATATGTCTAAACATATCAGCCGACATATTGATAGTTCGTTCAATGGCGTACTGAGTTTCTTTATTTTCCCCTTGTGCATCATCGGTTGATTTTTGCAAATCATTGTTTACATAAAATCTTAGTACATTGGGTTTACGACCACGTTCAATCTTGTATTCAATGCCATTGACACTGAATTCAAGAGTGACCATCATACCCTTACCATTAGTACGATTAACTAAGTTATCTTTCCGAATGTTATTAATTGGAACACCAAACAGGGCATATGACAGTCCTTGAATCAGTGTGGTTTTACCGGTGCCATTTCTAGCACCATCGCCGCCTAAATCTAAGTTTTCACCTAAGATAAGAGTCAACTCTTTACGATCAAAGTTTACTGCTTGTGTTACTTGCCCAATTGATAAAAAATTTCTAAGAGCAATATTTTTTAGTAAAATCATATGTTGTTATAAATTTCTAACAAAAGGCGTTTGTCAAAACTCTCACTTTCAATAGCGTTAATGCTTTCTAAAACAATTTGGTCAACTGATTCAAATTTCATTCCATCAGCGTTTTGATATTGTTCTACTTGGTCTACTTTTATGGGTATCAAAGCCATTTCTCTTAGTTTATGTTCGGGAATTAATGTTTCACGAATGAAGTTTGCTTCTTCGTATGAAATGTCTATATCTAAATGCACTCTAACATGCGAGTCAGGTAATAGCAAACCTTTAGGGTTTTCCAATACATCACTTAGCTTATAGACTCTAAATAAAGGTTGATTGGGCCAGCTATGAAATTCAGGCTCTTCGCCCCATTTCAATATCATCATGCCACGTTGGTCATCTCCTGCATCAGCATAGTTATGTGGGAAGGCATTACCAATATACCAAATGTTCTTGCGAGCCTGTCGTTTATGAAAATGCCCTGAGAAAACTTTTTCAAAGCCCTCTACATGTCCATCATTGATTTCACCATGATCGGGCATTGCTATTTGAGCATTCATAAAAAAATGAGGCAACTCAAGATGGGCAAAAAGATATTTCCCAGATAATTTCGCTAACTTTTTGTAATCGTTGCCTACTAACCAAGGAGCAATAACACAGTCACCTGCTTGAAACCAATCATTGACAATAGTGATATTTGGCAAATGTTTAGCCCATTCTACAGAATGAATGTCACGCCTGTCCCTATAATATAAATCGTGGTTACCAGGAACAAAATATACCTGTTGAAAGTTTTCACTTAGCAATTCTAAACTTCGTAAGCCAAACTGAAGAGTCTGTATGTTAATGCTTGCTCGGTGATGATTCCAATCACCTAAGAACAAGCAAGTTTCACACCCTTCTTGTTTGGCTTTCTCTACAAACCAACTGACAAAATTGATACAATCAGTGTTGTGAACCAAAGAATTAGACTTGTTGCCATAATGTATGTCCGTGAAAACCGCTGCTTTTTTAAATAGATTACTCATCCACTGATTATATCTTATTCTTGACTATCTAGTCAATTATATTGGTTGCCTATTCTTCGTATACGTTAATTTGCGGACCATTTGAAATACCTTGACGAGACCATGAGGGGTTCAACCCATTCATTTCTAGGATATCATCCCGAATATTTTGGTTTCTTTTTTCTGTATTCAAAACTCTACAAAAGGAATTTGTAATAGCAGCGGTATAATATGCAAACGGGTTCGCACTTTTAGATTCGTTAAATCGTAGACCCACATAGGTAAGTTGAAGTATAGCACTATTTTTCATTTCATCATTATAGGTATATCCACGCCAGTTGTATTTCATAGCGTATTTTTCACACATCATGATATACATTCTAGCTAATTTATCAGTGATCTGTCCATGATCCTTACTGAAATGTCCAGTTACTAAATCACCTTTCCAATGAGAATGCCCGATACAATAAAATTCATTTTGTTCGTTAATCTTATAATGCTTGAAGGGTGGAAAGTTTACTTTGACATGAATCATATCATCTACTTCAGCCTGAGTAGTAACATCTTCTAAATCTGCGAAAATTTCATCAGGATCAGTTTCATCAAATTCAAAAATATCTTTGGCAGTTTTCTTTTTTATTGTTTTTCGAGGTTGTTTTTGAGAAACTGGAATGTGATCCCAAGTCATAACTCTAAACACTAAATCTGTAACTGGAATGCTCATTGGATCTACGGAGTCTTTTACTCCTGCTTCAATGCTAAGCCTAGTGGCTCTTGTTTCACGAGCAGTTTGGATTATATCTTTAATAGTTTCGTTATTGATGATTTCTTCTATTGAAGATTGGGGCATGTCTATGATGTAATCATATCGGTGATATTCTTTATTTTCAAAGTAGCAATATGTATTTTTGCTTTCGTGAATTTCTTTTAAAATATCTTTATTATTTAGGTAGTTAACCGGTTTTTTTGTAGTGATTGACATAGGGTCCTTGTTATTTTGCTATTGTAGAGTATAGCATGTTTGTTGCAGAATAGCAACATCGAGTGGATCAAACGGTAAAAGCAATATTATTATTTATCTTCTAAAAGTCAATGTTTTTTGATACTAAATAGTAATAAGGATAATAATATTATGGCAGACGTAAAAACAGCGGCGGAATGGCAACAAGTTGCCGACAATGCACAAGCTGAATTAACACCATTACTAGCACAGAAGGCTGCGGCTCAAGAATCTGCCAAAGCTGCGGTCGCCGCCGCAGAAGCAGAAGTTAAAAATCTAAAACAGGCTGCTAGGACTGAAAACTTTCCAAATTTACAAACTCCAGAGGGCAAGGCTGCATTTGACGCGGCTAGAGCAGCAGTAAAAGCAGCCCAAGCTAAAGTAGAAGAAGCCAAAGCGGCTGAGTACAAAGCAGGACTGCCATATTTAGAACAAACTAACCAACTGCTCAGCACTAGGGATTATGCGGCTGCTCAAGCAAGATTTGCAGAGGCAGGGGCAAAGGTCGCGCCACCCGATACATCTACAATCACTCCGCCCGCCAACCCACAACCCGGTAGTAACACTGAGGTCACTACCACTCCTACGCCTCTAATTCAAAATCAAACACCGCGTGATGTACCATTAGACCCAAATCGTCCAGTTACACTTGAGGAAATACGTGCACGTGGTCCCGTGTCGATCACCGGTCTACCCCCAGCTGAAGTACAAACTGCCTCGATCTTGCCCCCTAATGTTACAACGATTGATACAAATATTGCTGGAATGGCATCAGAACCATTTTATGAAGTAGTTGAACCACAGAAAACCGCAGATGCATATCAAGATGAATTTGCAGGTGTTGATGACGCAATAGCTCAGCAAAAAACTATAGACATTAATACTTCAGGTTTACCGGTACAGGCTGAAGATGGTTCGGTAGCCTCAGGTGTACTTATTAATCCTGAAACAGGACAAACTTATTATACAGGATTACAAGGAGCTAGGACAAATGCTCAATCTGAATCTACGGCACAAAATCAGGCTAATTTTGCTATTAAGGAAGATTGGCGTGTTAGATTAAGCCTAGCCCCTAATTCAGGTTATCTTTATCAAGCAGCAGAAGTTCCAGGTATACTACAACCTTTGATAACAACCAATGGTGTAGTTTTTCCATATACACCGAATATACAGATTCAATATAGCGCACACTATGATAATTATGATTTAATCCATAGTAATTATAAAATATATCAATATAAAAACAGTTCAGTAGACACTGTTACGATTTCTTGTGATTTTACCGCGCAAGATACGGCTGAGGCGAATTATTTACTTGCTGTAATACATTTCTTTAAATCGGTCACTAAAATGTTTTATGGACAAGATTCAATTCCTAAAATTGGAACACCTCCTCCCCTATGCTTCTTGTCAGGATTAGGATCTTTTCAATTTGATAACCATCCATTAGTTATAACAAATTTTGCTTATAATTTACCCACTGATGTAGATTATATACGATCATCCGCTAGTGTAACGACAGTAGCAGGGGTAAATAAATCACCTGCTCAACAACCAAATAATACAAATGCTATAAGTGATGCCAGATTAGCTGGCAACGGCGGCAAAATAGGTAGAGGTGGTGTAACACCTAATCCAAATTTTTCATCAACCACTTCAATACAAACACCGTCTGCCTCATCAAGAACACCAACATATGTGCCTACAAAAATGAGTCTAACAATAACTGCAAACCCAATTGTAACAAGAAATGATATTAGTAATAGATTTAGTTTACGAGATTATGCAACTGGTAAATTGTTGCAAGGTAAACAAAATGCAACTGTGGGTATTTGGTAATGGCTGTTAATAGTTTATACCCATCAACTAGTCCTTACAATGTTACAGACATTGTTAATAATAGTTATTTGGATATTATGATTAATATCCCTATTCCAATGGTTCCTAGTGATATATATTTTGAAATTACTACAGTTTATCAATATAGACCTGATATGTTAGCGTATGATTTATATGGTGATTCTAGATTATGGTGGGTTTTCGCACAAAGAAATCCAAATAGATTAAAAGACCCTTATTTTGATTTTGTAGCTGGTTTGAGCATTTATATACCTAAATTAGAATTGTTGAAACAAGTACTGGGAATTTAAATGGCTAATGAAGATCCAATACTACTTAATCCATCTACCGACACTGAACAACAAAATAGACAATATGTGGCATCAGGCGGAGCTGATGGCGATTCAGGTACAGAAAGCACTGGATCAGGTGATAGAGCAAACACCGTGCAAGGGTCATCCGCTGCAAATGCGGGTGGTACAACACAAGCAGGTAAAGCCGAAACCCCAACTGCCACTGTATATCAGGCAACACCCGGTAAAAGACCATTTAATCCCTTAGGACAATTTTCTAGTTATACCTACCAAATTACCCTTTACATGATTTCTCCTGACGCATATGACAGATTCATAGATTCAGGACGTCAAAAATTAGATGTATTAAATCAATCATCTGCTAAAGGACAAGGTGGAGCATTAATAATTTGTCAAAGTGGTGGAATTAATAATTCTAGTACTAAAAGAGCACGTGGATTTGTATATGATTTTTATATAGATGATTTAAAAATTGACTCTGCTGTAAATGGAAAAAGCACTCAAAGTGCAACCAACGTAACTGATATTACTTTTAATATTATTGAACCAATGGGGTTTTCTTTTATTACTAATTTAAAACGAGCAGCAGATCAACTACAAGAATATAGTAAAACTAAGAATTATAAAGATTTACAAAATCCCACTAGACAATTCTATATTTTGGGTCTTAGATTTCAAGGTTATGATAAAGATGGGAATATCATGACCGGTAAAGAAAAATTTTTAGATCAACAACTAGATCCATCACAAAGTGATAACTCTAGTGGAATTTTTGAAAGATATTATGATATTATTATTCGTGGTATTAAATTTAAAATTAATGGTCAAGCCACAGTATATAATATATCTGCGAATTCAATCCCTCCGGGTATAGCTATGGGGTTAAAGCGTGGATTTTCTACTAAAGATATACAGGTTACTTCTGGTACAGTTGGCGGCGCCGTAACTCAATTTTTAGATATTCTATCTAAAGAGCAAGAAGTCATGTTGAATAAAAATCAGATTACAATTAAAAATACATATAATGTGGTATTTGAAGATTCAGAAATAGCTAATGCTAGTATAGTTAATAAAGCTGATTTAATCAAATTTTCTTATCGAATGCCTGTACAAAAGACATCTCAATCAACTGAGGCTGCTGCTAGTAGACAGAATAAACCAGTTGATCCCAATGAAAAAAGATTAACATTTGCAACTAATACGCCTATTCTTCAAGCTATTGAAAATATTATTTCTAATAGTTCTTACATGAGAAATGCTGTTGAATCGGTATATTCTAATAATCCAAATACATCTGATAAACTTTTAAAGAATCCCGATGAAGCTATAATAAGTTGGTATAATATTAGTGTAAAAGTAAATAATGCAGAGTGGGATCCCCAAGTAGGTGATTATGCATTTAATATAACATACTTTATTAAAAAATATGTAACTCCTATCGTTTTAAGTGCTTATGCTAAAATTGCACCTAAGTATTATGGCCCCCATAAAGTCTATGAATATTGGTATACTGGAGAAAATAGAGAAATATTAAGTTATGAACAATCATTAGATAATGCGTATTTTAATGTGGCAGTCGTTCCGTCTGGCACAGGTAAATCACAAGGTGGTCCAGTTGATATACCCACTGTACCGGATAAGCGAACTGATCAATCTAGACTAGGTGCGGTAGACAAAAATTTAGAGACTATAAACACTTATGTCACTTCATTGTATGATCCTGGATCATATGCTAAAGTAAAAGTGACTATAATAGGCGACCCGGATTTTCTAATGCAAGATTCTCCAGGCAGTGTCAAAGCCGTATATGATAGATTTTACGGGGATGATGGATTTACTGTCAATCCCAACGGTGGACAAGTTTTTATAGAAATAAATTTTAAAGAAGCTGATGATTACGATACCAATACGGGTGTGCTATCTATAAACGAGAGTATTAGATTTTGGGCATATCCCAGTGAAATACAAAACAGAGTCAAAGGTGTAAGTTATATGGTTTTAAGAGTGATTAGTAACTTCAAGGGAGGTAAATTTACACAGGATTTGGAATGTCTGATTAACACATTCCCTGATCCGACTGTTGCTAGCCAAAATGCTAGACCAGCCGATCCTTATGCTAACGAAACCGCTAAATTTGCTAGACAAGGTACTAGATCAGTCAATCCTAATGCCAATGAATTTGAAATAAGTGGATCCCAAGCTACTTCACCATACGCACCACTAGGAACTGGTAATACATCTACTGGATTAAAATCTGCTGATATTATAGACTCTGCTCTCAATAGGGTAGAGTCTACTGAATTAGTGAATGTGACCAATTCTATTATACCATCTTCTGCCATTACATCTCCCACTGGAGGGTTACCTAATGCAGGATTGATAATATTAGATGGTGATGCTGAAGGCACTACACCTACGCCTATTCCTGAACAGGGTAGAGAAGTTAATAGAAGTAATAAGGTTCGATCCCTGTCTTCTCCTTCTAGGTATGATGTAATACGGGCAGAGACTGCACAACGACAGTCAGAGACTCTATCTGCTATTGAAAGACTTAAAAGAAACTTGGGACAATAATAAATTAAATGTTAGGTATTATACCAACACTATACAACGGAGTTAAAAAATAATGCAAGATTACTTCAAGCCAAGAGGGCCTATAAAGTCAAGCAAACCTGATGCAGGTAAGGCTAATATAAGATCGGTTCCTGTTTTTGGCGTGGTTAAAGATAACGTTGACCCAGTTAGAATGGGTCGAATTCAGGTATATTTACTTGATATGAACGGTGAAGATCAGGATGATGCCGATAGTTGGATAACTGTTGGACAGCTTCCTAACTTTTATGGTTATACTGCACCTAGGGCCAGTAAGGAACCCGATGATTTTGGTACTTATGAAAGAAATCCTCATTCATATGGTGTATGGCAAAGTCCTCCTGATATAGGAACAGTAGTTATATGTATGTTTGTAAATGGTGATACTAACTTTGGTTACTATATGGGTAGTGATATTAATCCTGATGCATTACACATGGTTCCGGCTATTGGTTCTTCAACAAATGTAGTTTTAAGTAGTGCTGAATCATCTAGCTATGGAGGTGCTACTACCTTACCTGTAACTAATATTAATCCTAATAATCCCAAATCAAATAATCCGGATTATTTTACTATGGCGAAACCAGTTCATTCTTACATCGCTGCTCGTATGAACCAACAAGGTATTATTAGAGATCCTATTAGGGGACCTATTGGTTCTAGTGCTCAACGTGAATCACCTAGTAGAGTTGGTTGGGGAGTAAGTACTCCTGGTAGACCTATATATGAAGGTAATTATACCGATGAATCTGTAGTTCAGGCAGCGTTAGCTGACAAGCCCGATGTAAAAGTTGTAGGTAGAAGAGGTGGTCATTCTATAGTTATGGATGATGGAGACTGGGTTGGAAATGATCAGCTTATTCGGATCAGAACCGCATTGGGTCATCAAATCACGATGAGTGACAATGGTCAAACGCTAATGATCCTACACGCAAATGGTCAAAGTTACATTGAATTGGGCAAAGAGGGTACTATTGATATGTACAGTACCAATAGTGTGAATATTAGAACACAGGGAGATTTAAATTTACACGCAGATAATGATATTAATATAAACGCTGCTAAAAAACTAAACATTCAAGCCGATTCTATTACTGTAAATTCAGAAAAAGATTATACGTTGAGAGTTGGCGGCGATAGTATTCTACAAACTATAGGTAAATTTACACATAAAATTGGTGGAGCCATGAGCATGGCAGCTAGTGGGGTAGCTTCATTTGCTAGCAGTGCGGTTACATACATTAATGGTTCTACTATAAATTTAAATACAGGTCAAACCAGTGTAATTCCAAAAGATGTTCCTGTTCCTACTAATGTGGCCCATACCGATACTTTGTATGACAAAGAAAAAGGCTTTTTAGCAGCTCCTGGCAAATTAATAAGTATAGTATCTAGGGCTCCTGCTCACGCACCGTGGGCTAGCGCAGGCCAAGGGGTTAATGTACCTACTACATTAAATGCAGATGCTCAACTTCCTGCCGCACCTAGCCCTAGTACCGCTGCAATTAATGCAACAGCCGATGCGAATCCCAGTGTACCTGTTAGTCCTGCTGCGGCTGCTACCGTGCCGGCAACACCTCCTATTAGTAAAGCTCTTGGAACTGGTGAAACTAAGGGCCTAATAGCAGCGGTTGCGACCAATGTGGCCAGTAGTGCCGCTGCAGGGGCAGCAGCCGCGGGTGGTGGAATAGTACCAACATTGCAAGGAAATATTCCTGTAGCGGGTAAATTGGCACAAACCCCGCAACAATTACAAAATGACGGTATTCTTAAACCCGGTGCTGCTGCATCAGCAATGGCTAATGCACAAAAAATTGGCGCTACAATAGCTAAAGTCTTACCACCAGCTCTATTTACAGGCAAAGCTGGTGCTGAAAATGTAACTGCTTTTGCCAGCAATATTACTGCTCAAGTCCAAACGGCGGCTAGAGGCTTAGGACAAGGTCAATCTGCACTAACACAAGCGGGAGTTATTACTGGTAATGAATCAGGAACTCAGATTGCAGGGTTAACCTTGGCTGCTGCTACTTCTGGATTAGCTGCAACTGTAAATGCTGTAGCTAGTGCCGGTGCTGCTGTAGTTAAAGGATTAGTTAACACTGGTCAAAATTTAGTTGCAGGTATAAAAGGGGCACTACCGTCTCTGCCTTCTTTGCCTTCTCTGCCAAATATCGGTGCAACTATTAATTCAGGTAATTTTGCAGCCAGTCTCGGTGCCTCCGGTGGGGCATTGGGAGCAATATCAGGATTTGCTAGTAAATTGGGTGGGGGAATTACTGGTATTCTTGACCAAGCTAAAGGTATAGCAGCAGGTGCGTTTAATTCAATTAAAAATGCTTTACCAAAATTAAAGGCAAATGTACCGCAAAATTTAAAAGCAATAACTGCTGCAAAAGCGGCTGAATCGGCTGCAGCCAGTGATAGCGAAGCCGTTGTTGCCGAAGATGGGTCTGTTAGTAACCTTAGAAGAAATACAGAGACTGGTGAATTGTATGACCCCGCGGGAAAGATACTCGCTACTAGATCCGCAGTGACGAATATTACCGGCGGAATAAGCTCAGCGATAGCTAGTGGTGTTGATATGATACCAGGGGGGCAAAATGCCATAGCATCAATAACAAATTATTCAAGTAAGGTCGTTAAATCTATTCCTGGTGTAGGGGCTGTTAGGTCATTGTTGAATAACGCCAGCACCTCAGCCATTAATGGAATTTCTCTATCAAACTCTATATCAAGTGCGGCAAATTCAGTTACAGGAGCACTTGGTGGTGCAGCAGGAGCACTTAAAGGAGCACTTACTGGAGGACTTACAGGAGCACTTGGTGGTGCAGCAGGAGCACTTAAAGGAGCACTTGGCGGCGCAGCAGGCGCACTTACTGGCGTACTTTCAGGTGGATTGGATAAAGTAAAATCTTTAGGGTTGACAACACTTGCAAAATTAGGATTACCTACCGCGGCTCTTGCAAAATTAGATTCTGCTATTTCAGGATTAAGCTCGGGTCTTGTGAAGGTAACTACCCCTCAAGTAGGCGAAAATACTACTGATAGAGCGCAAATAGATTCTCAAACTAATGCATTAATAGGCGGCGCTCCCCCGCCAAACTTAACCGGAACTATTTCAGAAGCAGCTACCGCTGCATTGAATACAGCAGAGGAAAAAAATAATAAAATAAATGATGTATTAAAACAAATCGACGACCTAATTATTGAGAGAGATAAAGTTGAAAGCAATTTTACATCGCTGCAGGCTCAATACAGAGACTTAGCAAATTCTAGTCCGCAGGGAGATCCAAGAGTAGCTAGTGCTAGAAAGGCTGCATCTGATGCATTAGCAGAAGTTGAGTCTTTAAATGAAAAAATCTTAGCTTTAAGAAAGCAGCAGTATGCATTACAAGGAATAACTAGATCTATTAATACTGGCAATCCCGCACGTGACAGGATTAGAGAACTACAAGGCGGTACTGCATCTGCAATTGACGCACTTAGAAGAAATTTATAAGAGTAAGGAGTAATAAATTATGCCATCATACATTGGATTCAGTACAATTGGAGCGAATCAACCAAGAACCACTAACGCCGTCAATGGTACTGATGGGGGTGTAGGTGGGATTGTTAGACCTGTTAACACCGGTAAAAAATATACCTTAGTAGATGTTCCCCTTGTAATTCAGGATTTTATCAACGCATTAAACATACAGCAGGGGCAAAAAGTAGGTCAACCTGCATATGGTACTACTCTTTGGTCTTATGTATTTGAACCAAATACGGCTGATGTTCAGTTTCAATTAGAAAACGAAATTAGAAGAGTTGCTAGCCTAGATCCTAGAATAATTTTAAACACAGTGGCAGCTTTTCCACAAGAGCTTGGTATATTAATAGAATTAGAAATAGCTATCGCTCCCTTTAATAATCCATTGGTATTAAGTGTGTTTTTTGACTCTAATACTAGCAGAGCAACTATTCAGTAATTTACTTAAAAACCATGGTTTACAGGTTTGATAAATACTTAAAAGAGAAAACGTATGGCAACCAGCAGTAGACAATCGGCCTTATTTGGTATTAATGATTGGAAATCTATATACCAAACCTTTAGAGAAGCAGATTTTCGGTCTTATGATTATGAAACATTACGCAAGAGTTTTGTAGATTACCTACGTACCTATTATCCTGAGACATTTAATGACTATATAGAAAGTAGTGAATTCATAGCATTATTAGATGTTATGGCTTTTATGGGCCAAGGTCTAGCTTTCCGCAATGATTTAAATACTAGAGAAAATTTTATTGATACTGCTGAACGTAGGGATTCAGTGGTAAAGCTTGCTAATTTAGTAAGTTATACTCCTAAAAGAAATTTGGCTGCAGAAGGATTTCTAAAGGTAACTAGTATTAATACCTCTGAAAATATCTCAGATTTGAATGGTATTAACTTGAGTAATTTAACTATACTTTGGAATGACCCAGCTAATCCAAATTGGTTAGAACAATATAATACTATCATTAATGCTACATTAATCAATACACAAAAAATTGGTCGCCCGGGCAATACCGCAGATTTGCTAGGCATTACCACCAGTGAGTATGCTGTAAATATACCTCAAGGTACTTTGCCAATAGCACCTTTTTCTTCTACAGTAGATGGATTAACTATGAATTTTGAACTTGTTAGTGTAACAAGTTTAGATGAAGATTATTTGTATGAGATTCCACCTGCTCCCTCAGGTAGATTCAACATGTTATATAGAAATGATAAATTGGGATTTGGTAGCCCAAATACAGGATATTTTTTCTATTTTAAACAAGGTATTTTACAAAATTACGATTTTACACTACAGCAACAAATTTCAAATCAAGTAGTCAATATTGACATTCAGGGTGTTAATAATACAGATACTTGGTTATATCAACTAAGTCAAGCTAATGGCGGACTAAGTCCCTGGGTTCAAGTTGAAAACGTATATGCAAATGCATATCTACAAACAGCTTCTAGTGATAAAAGAATCTTTTCAGTAGGTTCAGGATTTAATGATGTAGTTAATTACAATTTTGGCGATGGAGTATTTTCAGCCATACCAGTTGGCAATTTCAGAGCATATGTACGTTCTTCTAATGGATTAACATATACGATTGATCCTACCGAAATGCAGGGGCTATCAGTTGCGTTTTCTTATGTAAGTAGATTGAACAGAATTGAAACTTTAACAATTGGTTTACAATTATCAACACCTGTTTCTAATGCTCAGGCTAGAGAGTCTTTACCACAAATTAAACTACGTGCCCCTACTCGCTACTATACACAAAATCGTATGGTCAATGGGGAAGATTACAATAATTTTCCTTATACTCTATACAGTTCTATTATTAAAAGTAAAGCGATTAATAGAAGTTCTATAGGTATTTCTAAAAATTTAGATTTGTTAGATCCAACAGGAAAATACAGTAGCTTAAATTCTTTTGCTAGCGACGGTGGATTATATTTAAACGATACTGATGGTAATTTAATCTTCACAGTAAATGACATTAGCAATATTATTACCTTTTTAACAGATACTCTGGCATCTGAATTATTATTAAATAAAACAACTCAATATTATCTACAAAATTATACTAGATACAATGTAAATACATCTACTCGTGATGGCATAGTATATTGGCAAACCAGTACAGTTGATGCCAATTCTTTAACTGGATACTACTACAATATTATTAATGGTGCTAATGTACCTATTCCAGTTGGAACTTTTTCAGGATTTAATGCAAAATATATTACTCCCGGCGCTCTTGTTAAATTTATTGCACCAACAGGGTATTACTTTGACTCAAATAACAGATTGGTATCAGGGATCGCCGGACCATCTAATGCAACTTATTTTTGGACTAGTGTTTTAACTGTAGTTGGTGACGGTTTTAATCAAGGAGACGGGTCATTTTCAAACGGAACAGGTCCTGTTACTCTTAATGGTTATGTCCCGACAGGCGCTATTTTAACTCAAGTAATCCCTTCATTTAGCAATACATTTAGTAACAATGTCATTCAAGAATGTATTACCAGAATAGGATTAGAGCAAAGTTTTTCTCTAGTCTTTAATAATAGTTTGAATATTATTCAAGACAGATGGTCTGTTGCTGATTATAATGATCCTAGTTACTTTATTAATTTTTTAAGTTTAGGCAATAACAGATACTCAGTATCTTATAAATCTTTAATATATTATTTTGGTAGCGTAAATGACACTAGATTTTCTTTTGAAAGAGATAAGCTGGTTTATGACCCATTTACTGGTAAAATTCTACAAGATTTTATAAATGTTCTAGCTACTAATACACAACCTAATTCAAATTTTCCGTTAGCTTCAAACGTTCAAGTAAACATTGTGGGTCAAACAGTATTGGCTGATGGATATATAGATGATTTTGAAGTTCAGGTATCTGCAACTGATATTAATAATAGACTTATTATTACTGATCCTGATTTCTTTAATACAGTAACAGGTTATGTAACAGGTGCTCAGAATTTTGGTATATACACTTTCTTTGAACTTATTCAAGATCCAATAAACTTAGCAAGACAACAACTTATTCCTACAGCAGATGTTGTTTATCAGTATCCCACACTGAATTCAATTGAAGTTATTAAGTATGATTATCCATTGGGTCAAATATTTTACGCTTATACAGATAATCTATTTTATACTAGTGTTCAGAGTACTACAGTACCTACCCCGTATTACATATTAGTAGTACAACCTCAGTATTCAATGAAGCCTGGTAGACAAGGATTACAATTTCAATATAGACATAATTCTAACAACACAACTAGAATTGATCCAGCTACAACTAATATTATAGATTTGTATGTTGTAACTCAAGCATATTATACAGCATATACGAATTATATTGTAGATACTACTAATACTGTACCTGAACCTCAAAGACCAACTATCAATGAGTTAAATCAGGCATATGGTCAAGTTAATGATTATAAAATGATCAGTGATTCTGTTATTTTAAACAGTGTAATATTTCAACCCTTGTTTGGACCAAAAGCACCTGAACAGTTAAGGGCTACTATTAAGGTAATCAAAACATCAAATACCAATGCCAGCGATAGTGAAATTCGCAGTGCAGTATTAACAACAATGAATAATTACTTTAACATTAACAACTGGAATTTTGGTGACACCTTTTATTTTTCAGAACTAAGTGCTTATTTACATTCAGAAATAGGTGATCTTATTAGTTCTGCTGTTTTAGTTCCTAACGATCCTACACTAAAATTTGGAGATTTGTACGAAATAAAATGTGCCCCTTATCAAATTTTTGTTAATGCAGCAACATCAAATGATGTAATAGTAATCTCGGCTCTGACTCAAGTTCAGTTACAAACAAGATAATTAAATTATGGCCATAAAAATAAGAACTCTAAATTTTCTACCAGAGATATTTCAAACTCCAACCAATGCCCAATTCTTATCCGCCACACTTGATCAACTGGTTGCTCAACCTGATGTTGAAAGAATTCAGGGCTATATTGGTACTAGCGTTGGTTATGGTATCAATGCTAAAAATTATTATGTAACTGAACCAACCAAGGTTAGAACAGATTACCAACTTGACCCTGGTGTTGTATTTAGAAAAACCGATCAAGATATTGCACAAGATTTTATAACCTATCCAGGCATATTAGATTCTCTTAAATTAGAAGGTGGGATAACAAATAATAATAACCGACTTTTTAATAGTGAATTTTATTCTTGGGATTCCTTCACTAATTTAGACACAAATGTTAATTTTCATCAGTACTATTGGTTACCTGAAGGTCCTCCTCCAGTAGTAATAACATCCGGTATCGCATATTCTTCAGAGCAATACTATGTGATTGATGGTGCAATTTCCTATGAAATTACCACTGAGCCTGCAGGCACTTC